GTTCCCCTTTTTTTATGTCCTATATCGTAGGAAATATAAGACTATTCCGTGTCCTACTTACGAAATAAACCCACTAACACCAACAAAGCGACTAATCCAGCGAAGCCAGATTCGCCGAATGTGTTGATTATTTGTGTTAGGTTACCAATAACATTGACGCCAAAGATACCGCTTCCAAATATTACTTCAGAAATGGCACCGATAGCTACAAAGGACATCAATAGATGAGCTAAATCATCAACATATCCTTTGACCATTGTTACGACTTCCTTCATGGTTATCTCCCGTTAGTTAACAAAAAAAGGCTGCGTCAGTTGAAATAACCGAAGCAACCTCATATATAACTATCTAAAAATAAATAATCATATATTTATTATTGAGAAAAAACTATAAAAAAATCCTATTTATAATCATAAAATCAACAAGCACGGAGTTTATATGTCAGCAGATTATGAAGTTTTTGAAGGAAAGTCTCTATCTGACTTATTCAAAGACATTTATGACAATACAGAGAAGAATAGACAGCAACTTGATGTCCTAACAAGGGAACTTGTTACGTTTATCAAGGATGGAGATACGGCTGTACAGATAGTTCCTATGCTAAAAGAGTACCTTGAAATAAATGTCAAAAACGATGACCAACTTGTAAAAGTTGCTGCAATCGTACAGAGATTAGTTTCAGCACAAAGTAAAGGTGGTTCCGAAGACGAATATGGATTGACTGAAGCAGAAAAACAGCAGTTGTTAGATGCGGTGGGCGAAGCGGCTCAAGAAGCACAAACTGTTTCAGACCAAATACAATCTTATTCACAATCAATGGATAACTAATGAAAATAACGATACCCAAACCTAATAAATCAGGTGGGCTTACCAAACTTGTCGACGTTGACAATCATATAAGAAAATTCATTACACCCATAGTTGGACAGATAAATCATACATTAGATGGTTTACCTGATACTGCGCAGGTGGTTGAGGTATTTACATCCGTCAACGAAGTACCACTTGATGAGAATGAAGAGCCAGTCCATGAGAGGATTGGTGCGATACGATATAAAAAAATAGGAACTGAACAAAACATACCTGATGAAGAATGTCCTATAGCTTATCCTGTAAATCCACACTTTACAAGTTACCCCTTATTGAACGAACAAGTTAGGGTGTATGATATATTTGGTACAACTTACTACGAAACTATTGTCAATGAATTTTTTGGTTTTCCTAATAACGTAGCAGTGCCAGGCAAGGGTAATAGTTTTTCAGTTGTAAATAGTAAAAAAGGAAGCGCTGATACTTTATCCGTAGTAGATACAGGTATAATAAAACAAAAACAAGCTACTGCACAACCAACTATACTTGGTGATTATTTTACAAGTAATAAAAGAATTAGAAGAATATCACAAGATGAGGGTGATATTGTAATCAATGGTAGATTTGGACAGAGTATTCAGATTGGTAGTAATGTAAAAAATGAAGCATCCATATCACCGAATATAAAGTTACGAGTAGGACAATTATCTGACGCTGACAAATTCGAATTAGAAGAACTAAAAACCGAAGTCGAAGCATCTTCAGTACACACAGCAGTTGATTCTAATATAAACGCAGATGGTTCTTCTATTTACATGACAACCGACGAAACAGTTGATTTACAACCCACAACTAAAGATGACGATTCAGGTGTTTATAATCAAGAATTTATTGATTCATTTAGTGGAAAACAAATTGTAATGAATAGCGGTAAGTTGATATTTAATAGTAAGGATAGTGGTATATATAGTTTCGCACAAGGAAACATTGAAATGTCAACGCTACAAAATTTTGGTGTAAAAGCAAAACAAGAAATGTTTTTATATGCACCAACAATGAATATTGGTAACAGAGACAATATACCGATAAATGGCAGTCAACAAACGAAGAATATAAATTTATATGGTTCTACGACAAATGTTGATATGTCATCTAAACTTAATGTAATAGCACCAAGAATAAATCTTGGTGTGAATGAAACGGAGCCCGCAGTAAAGGGTGACACATTAGAAGAATTATTGAGAGAGGCGATTGAGGGTTTACAAGATTTGGTATCAGTTGTAAATGTAATTTTGACTACACCGATTATTGTACCCACGCCAGGTACACCAACACCACAACAATATGCAGGACAAGCATCTAAAGCGTTGAGTGTGTTATCGAAACTTACAAACATATCAATCCAACTCAATAATATAAAAAGTAGAGTAGTATCAGTAGAATAAGGAAGTTAAAAATGACTAAAAAACAACTAATCGAAGTTATAAGAAAAGTAGTTCGTCAAGAAGTTAAAAAGCAGGTTGATGAGATATTTATACAAGAGAGTGTGAAGAAAGTAGCACAACCTAAAAAAGTATCCAAATCCAACAAAACCTACGTCAAAGACAATCAAGTATTAAATGATATTTTGAATGAGACAGTAGCGTTGACTAAAGGAACATCTGAAGAATATCCAACAATGGGTGGAAAACCATATACAACACAAAATATGGCAGATGTATTGGGATATGGTGACTTCGCACCAAAAGAGAAAAAAATTGAAGCGGCCGCTGCAAAAACTTTAGCAGAAAAAGGTGTTACGCCTGAGCAAGTTGGTGAACCTTTGGTAAACGCTTTGACAAGAGATTATTCAGAACTTGTAAAGAGGTTTGATAAAAAATAATGGCAGGTCAACTCGAAAACGATTTAAATCCAAACACTTACATAGGTTTGTCTTTTCCTTTGGGTAGAGATAATGGTAGATTGTTCTCAAGAACAAAAACTCTAAAGGAACAAGCAAGGCATAATCTACGTAATCTTTTACTTACTAATTTAGGTGAGAGGCCAGGTCAGCCTGAGTTTGGTTCAAGATTGTTAGAACAAGTTTTTGAGTTTGGTGAACAAGAGGGAATTGAGGAAGCTATAAATGTAGCTGTAGAAAAATGGTTACCTTACATTTCAATAAATGAAGTGGTAGTAAATTCAGATTATAGAAATCCAAACAAAGTCAATGTTGAAATAAAATTTTCTGTATCAACAAGTCCTGAATCAACAGAAGCTATTGAGTTAGACTTCACAAGTAATACATAGGAGCAGTAAATGCCAAGTAACGATATAGGACCTAAATTAGACGTAAAGAAAGAAGTCAAATATCTAAATAAAGATTTTGCGGGCTTTCGTAACGACCTAATTGAGTTTGCTAAGACATATTTTCCTAACTCATATACCGATTTCAATGAGTCTTCGCCAGGTATGTTATTCATAGAATTAGCATCCTATGTTGGTGATGTACTATCTTACTATATGGATAATCAGTTCAAGGAATCTATATTAGCATATGCAGAAGAAACACAAACCATTTATGATATCGCTCAGTCGTTAGGTTATAAACCAAAAATAACTTTTCCATCATTTGCTACCTTAGATGTATTTCAGACTGTACCCGCTCAAGGTTCAGCTGATAATACAACACCAAATATGAATTATGCTCTTACTGTAAAAGGTAATTCAAGAGTACGTTCTGAATCTACAGGTAAAACATTTAGATTTTTAGATGATGTAAATTTTAAGTTTTCAAGTTCTTTCGACCCAACAACTGTTTCTATATTTGAAACAAGTGCTAATGTACCAACAAAGTATTTGTTGAAGAAAAGAGTTAGAGCAGTAAGTGGTGAAGTGAATAGTGAAACGTTTTCATTTGGTGCAGCAGAAAAATATAATAAAGTTGTGTTGTCTGTACCAAACGTAATTGAGGTTATATCGTGTACCGATAGTGATGGTAATACTTGGTATGAAGTTCCTTTCTTAGCACAAGATACTGTTTTTGATGAGATAGAGAATTCAGGTGCAAACGATAGTGAGTTAGTACAATTCAATGATACAGCACCTTACTTACTAAAATTGAGAAAGACACCACGAAGATTTACAACATTCATCAGAGATGATGGTAGAGTTGAAATGAGATTTGGTGCAGGTGTTTCTGATAATCCTGATGAAGAGGTTGTACCAAATCCTGATAACGTTGGTTCTTCACTACCTGGTGGAGTAAGTAAGTTAGATACTGCATTCGACCCATCGAACTTTTTGAAAACAAGAACTTATGGTTTAGCACCATCTAATACTACACTAACTGTAAGATATGCAACAGGTGGTGGTGTTGAAGATAACGTACCACCAAATGATATTAGAAATCTTAGCGAAGTAACTTTTGATATTGATACTGAGGGATTAGGGTTGACAGGTACAACTGTACAAGATACGAAAGATAGTGTGGCTGTAAATAATCCCGACCCTGCTACAGGTGGTAGAGATGGTGAATCATTACAAGAAATAAAAAATAACGCAGCAGCTTATTTCCAAGCACAAAATAGAGCAGTGACAAAAGATGATTATATGGTTAGAGCTTTATCTCTCCCGCAAAGATTTGGAAATATAGCTAAAGTTTATGTAGTACAAGACGAACAACTAAATCAAGCTGAAGAAAATGTTCAAGATGATACTGCAGCAGAACAACAAACATTTGGACAACAAGTTGATGAAAGTTCTAATGTTGATGTTGTCAAACAGCAAAGAACTACTGAAGCAGGAGGAGGATACTAATGTCAAAGCAAGCATCAAGAATACCTAACCCATTAGCTCTCAATATGTATTTGTTGGGATATAATTCAAGAAAAAAATTAGTTTCTGTAAATCAAGCAGTAAAAGAAAATCTAAGAACATACTTAGGACAATACAGAATGATAACTGATGCTATAAATCTAAAAGACGCATTTGTTATAAACATTGGTGTAAAGTTCAATATACTAACAAAACCAACCGCTAATAAAAATGAAGTATTGACAAGAGCCATCGAAGAAGTAAAAACATTTTTTGAAGTTGATAGATGGCAAATAAATCAACCAATAGTTTTGGCTGATTTGGTTTATAGACTGAGTTTAGTAGATGGTGTATCAGGTGTAGTACCACCCAAAGAAGATAACTTAGCATCCAATCCAATCATAATTACAAACAAGTATAAAACTGCTGATGGTTACTCAGGAAATCTTTATGATATAGATTCCGCTACAAAGAATGGTGTTATATATCCATCGTTAGACCCATCAATATTTGAATTGAAATTTCCCGCGTCGGATATTGAAGGTAGAGTAGTAGGAGATTATTAATGCATTATTTTGAATTTGCCACAGAAGACGCAACCTTATATGAGGGAGAAGCAACACAATCCGTAAATACAGGTATGGATGAAATTCTTGAAGTAAGAAAAGATATGAACGATACAGCTTCTGTAATCAATGTTTCAAGATTTCTTATCAAGTTTGATTTGACTTTCATATCACAATCTGTAGTAGATGGATTGATTCCATCTTCAGCTAATGGTGCTAAATATTATTTGAATCTTTATGATGCAGGCTCTGAGGGTTTACCAAGAACACACGAACTCTACGCATATCCTGTAAGTCAATCATGGAGTGTTGGACAAGGAACATTTCACGACGATCCTCAAACTACAGAGGGATGTAGTTGGAGATTTAGAACAGGTGAGACAACCGCTGACCAATGGGTAAGTGGTAGTAATAATACAGGTGGTACTTGGTTTAGTGGTAGTGGATATGAAGCGTCACATTCTTTGACTCTTGACAATGTTGACGTTAGAATGGATGTAACAGATATTATTGATAAATGGTTAGATTCAACTATCGACAATGATGGATTTATTGTAAAGAGAAATGGTTGGGTTGGTAACCTCAATTCAGATTTAGAAGAGGGTAATACTACACGTTATGGAAATCTAAAATATTTTTCACGTGATACAAATACTATCTATCCACCTAAATTAGAAGTACGATGGGATGATTCAAATTGGAGTACAGGTTCACTAAACGCAATATCAGGCTCACAATTAGACGATATAATTGTCTACTTCAAAAATCTAAGACCTGAATATAAACAAAATAGTAAAACAAAGTTTAGACTAAATGCACGTGAAAGATATCCTGCAAAAACTTATTCAACAACAGCACAAGGTTTAGTTGTAAAATATTTACCAAGTTCAAGTGTATTCTATGAAATAAAAGACTCAGTAACAGAAGATGTTATAGTACCTTATGGTACAGGCTCAAGAGTGTCTTGTGATAGAGAGGGACATTATTTCAACTTTTGGTTGAATGGATTACAGCCTGAAAGAGTATATGAGATTGGTATAAAAGTACAAAGTGGTTCAGCTACAAGTGAAACCTTTCAACAAAATTACTACTACGATAGTTGGAAATTTAAGATAGTGAGATAAAATGCCTTATTCAAAAGAACAACTAAAAAATAATGAATATTATGAAAAAGTTGTCGAGGCCGCTAGAAGAGAACAAATTAGTTTATACGCAAGACAAGATTTGGATTCAGCAGCTTCGGGATCTAACACTGCGGCTAATCCAAATGTAAGATTAAAAACAGGTGAGTTCTTATCTATACCTGATGCTGAAGAGTTGGGTTCAACACAAGGTAGTATTGTTGTAAAGAATGAAGTAAAGATTGCAAGTGAAAATACTGACTTATTCAAAAACACACAAATAAATGAATTACTAAATAATAATCCTGTAAAAAAATTATCAGTAGATGAATTTTTTGTTGAGTATGAAAAATTAAGAGATGAAATACCTGGCGAGGGGCAAAGAGATTCACATCGTTACATATATGAAACATCACAAACTTATATAGATACTGACGATGATGAAATCAAAAAACTAAAAGAACGTTTACAAAGTGAGATTGATAGATTAGTTGTTATTCAAGAAAATCTAAATGCAGTATTAGAAGCTGAAGCTGAAGAAGAAGCACAAGATGCTGCATACGCAAAGTATCAAGCTGATATGATTCTTTACGGACAAACAACTGTTCCGTATAGTAGAAAAGAGTGGGATAATAGAAACCAACCTATAGCTTCAGAAACTAATGGGTTTCCTAAATTGAGATTTGACAAACAACCAAGAGGAAATCATAGAGGTAGAACACTTGATAAAATTCGTGTAAAATCAACTTTTTATGGTTATGGTAGAAAGAAAAACAAAAAAATTAGAAAAGGTAATCAGTATATTGTATTTGAAGTAAAAGCTCTTGGAGACCCAACATTGACTTATGAGTGGGTAGATAATTCAACAGGTGCAAGTTTACAATTCAGTAAACACGCTGATAAAATCAGAGGTATAGATACAGACAGAATAGAAATCAATATGGGTACAAGATACGGACCTGCACCTGGCGATAACCATGTTCGTTGTAAGATAACAGACGCATCAGGTGAAAAACTTAGTGAAGTGGTAAGTTTTGATAGTAGACACGTAAGGGCTAGAAAATAATGGCAACATCTACACAAAGTGATTATAAAATACAAACTGATTTTGGTAAGTCATCTCATGATTTTATCAAATATTGTGTTTATGATTTAGAAGACAACTACATCGACTCAGCTAGAGTAGAGGGTGGTATACAAGCAGAAAGAGTAAACATACAACCTGGTCGTGACTTACGTGCTTTAGGATTTCAAGCAGGTAGATATAAAATCAAATATGAGTTTATTAGACATAGGGGTGGATTTACACCCGAACCATTTTTTATTGATGCCAATGGTGATGTTTGGAATGGTAAAACAAGAGAAGAAAACGGAAAAGTATATAAAGGTGATACTTTAGATTATAATAACGATAGTACAAGAGAAGAAGTTTTTAGATATGATGACAAATATATCATACACGAAATATCACCATCAAGAACAGAAGTAAGAATTATACCAAATCAAAAAATAGATTTAGCAAAATATAAAAATGGTTTTGCTTCTTTGACATTCCCACAAAAACAATATGAACCTTTTATAACACCAACATCAGGTGAAGCTAAAATTAGTAGTAATGATGCGAGTGTTGTTGAAGTAACTTTAGCTGATGAAGATGGTGGTTTTACGGAAGAGATGGTTGGTGGTACGATTACTGTAAAGAACGCTTTTCTTGTAGGTTATGATGAGGTAATTACTTATGAACAAGTTGAGAATCCTAACTATGTCGCTTCTTTACCACCCGATGAACCTAAACCTGTAGATAGAGATACAAGAGCAAAAGAGATAATGAAAGAAAAAGAACTTGTAGAAAAAATAAAAGCACAAGAACCTAAAAATCCATTAGAGATTACAGGTGAAGATGCCATAACACAAGCAAGAAGAACAACAAGAGTTGAAAGAACAACCACAGCGAGAGTACAAAATACTAATACTAACAGAGGGTCATCTACTGCAAGAGATGATTACGATTTATAATGGCTAGAACAAGAGAAGAAGAATTAGGTTTACCACCAAAAGACACTGCTTTTGTTCAGTATGGTGGTAATGCGACTATCGGTGATTTACAAGAAAGTAAACTTGTAGAAGAAGAAGCTGATTTAGATAAAGTAGGTGATACTAAACCTGATGCAGAAATACCTATACCTAAAGAAGTAACAGTAGCTGATGAAGTTCCTATTGGTGGATTGAAACCAACAAATCCCCCACCACCACAACCTGAGTTTATAACAAAAGAAATAACAACTCAGATACCAATCTATCGTGACTTCGAAGCAAACATCGTTGATGTTATAAACAAAACAACTGTAAGGGTTGATAAAGATTTCAATCAAACTGCACAAAAAGTTGGGCAACAAGATGGTGATTATTTAGGAACAGACCCAAGAGAAAAAACTTATTTCAATGTTGTGTATCCACATTTTACGCCCGATGATGGTAATGTCTTCGTTATCGCAAATGATGATAAAGAGGCGCTCGTCAATAATATGCAGGTTGATAATGTTACTGTAACAGATTACCCACATTCTATTGTACTAAAACTAAATGAACCACTAAATGAAAACGTATTGACTTCTGATGAAGTTATGATAGGTTCAAAGGTACTAAGTGATGTGAGTGAAAGTGTTGTTCTAATACCACCTTTTGAAGAAGAAGATTATCAAGTATTGAGAACACCTAATATAGATGACATTCAAAGTCCTATAAGAGATAGACAAACAAGTTACACAACTCAAAACACACTTACAACGACTGATACTAAGATAAGAAAAAATTTCGAAGACACAATTATATCAGCAAGTTTAGATAGTGTTGAACTAAATGTTGATTATTCTAAATATACTAACTTCGTAAACTTTAGTTCTGCAGAACAAAGACTGAAAAACTTTAAATATAAATTAGAACAAATACAAACATATACACAAGAAAGTAAATCTTTTACTACTGTAAGTGCTTCGTTGGGTGAAAGAAATAAATGGGATAGAAAGATAAGAGAAGTCAAGCAAGGCTTTACAGGTTATGAAAAATATTTGTTTGAAAACTCAACAACTTTTACTTCAGGTTCTGCTATACAAGATACAGAAAGATTCAATAGCGCGTGGCCAAAGACAGGCGGAAGTGGCACATATTCAAGTCCGTACATCAATGCACACACAACAGCAAGTGTTGCAACAACTTGGTATACTGCACAAATAATATCTGCTTCATCTTATGATACTGAAAATAGAAATAGTGTAAATAATTTATTACCAAGATTTATTGATGAAGATAGTGCTAATGATGATTTCAAAAAATTCAATAATATGATTGCTGAGTTCTATGATGAGTTATGGTTATATGTTACTCACATGAGTAAAATCTCAGATAGAAGTGAGGGATTGGTTGATAGGAATGAGGGTTTTCCTGATGACTTGACTTTTGATATAGCGAAAGGGTTAGGATTAAAACTAACATCAAATAAAGATTTGATTCCATTAGAAAGATGGCATTTAGGACAATATCTAACAGGCTCAACATACGTACAATATTCAGAGGTGCCTGAAAAAGACATACAATCTGAAATACAAAAAAGAGTTATAAACAACTTACCTTATCTTCTGAAGACAAAGGGAACTAAACGTGCGTTAGAGGGTATTATAAATTGTTATGGTATTCCATCAACCATTTTGAGAGTAGAAGAGTATGGTGGTCCTGACGTTGTTGGTAAACCACAATTCTTGATAAAGAAAAGATTTACTAAAGCATTAGATTTCAAAGGTGGACAAAATGTAACTGTGAATTGGGGGCAGAATCCAAAATCAGGTAGAAGACCTGATACTGTAGAAATAAGATTTGCAGGAAAGAATAGTGATAGCGTTTCAAACAATAGAGTTCTACTTGAGGGTAATGATTCAGGCTCTAACACATTTAGATGGGGTGTTTTACTAAGAGATAATGGTTCAGTAGATTCAAGAGGACATATTGATTTTGTCTTATCAGGTTCTAATGGTTACCTATCACAATCACTGCTTGATATGCCTGTATATGATGGTGACTTCATTTCACTTATGGTGAATCGTGTATCATCAAGTGGTGCACAATTAGCAGATGATTCTAATAGTCAAAAGATAAAATATACAATTTATGGTAAACGATATGATAGTGGTAGAAGTAAAATATTTTTAGAAAAATCTTCATCGTTTACAATTACAGGTTCAAGTTACAATAATAGTTGGACAAGTGGTAGTAATAAATTATATATTGGTGGATTAGCAAATACTACTTTAGTTGGTGCCTATCAAAAATATACAGGTTCACTTATGGAATTTCGTATGTGGAATACTGCTTTGAGTGAATCAAAGTTTGACAATCATGTAGCTGCACCAAGTACATATAATGGTAATCATTTTTCAGCTTCCTATACTGATTTGGTTGTTAGATATTCGTTCAACGATGATAAAGATTTGAGTAGTGATACAAGTATTTTAGATATTAGTTCAGACCAAAGTTTTGCTGCTAATGGTGTAGCGAGTGGATTTGCATCTAATACTTTCAAAAGTATTGAAGATGAAGAAAAGGCTAGAGTACCAAACATAGGACCTAATCGCCCACAATCAACAAAGATAAGAATAGAAAGTTCTAAACTTGTTGGTAACCTAAACCATCAAAAGAAAGTAGAACAAAGTTCTTTTGATTTAGCTCCTGTAGATTCAAATAAAGTTGGTATATTTTTCTCACCATCCGATGTAATAAATGATGACATAATACGTTCGGTAGCAGATTTCAATTTTGATGATTTAGTCGGTGACCCAAGAGACAGATATGAATATGAATATAGAGGATTGAAATATGTCGCTGACCAATATTGGCAAAAGTATACATCACCAAATAACTTTTGGGATTATCTAAGACTTATAAAATATTACGACTTTGCAATATTTGATTTATGTAATAAATTTTTACCCGCACGTGCAAATGAAAGATTTGGTTTAGTTATAGAACCAAACTTGTTAGAAAGAAGTAAAGAAGTAGTTGGTAAAACACCAAGTTTTGACAACTTGAGTTTCAATGGTGAAATAAATCTAACACAATATGCAAGTGAAAACTTGTTCTCAGCAAGTGCAGAATATAGAACATATAGAGGAGTGATAGGATATGATACAAATCATAGCGCTTCATTTGGTTCTGATATATTTAGATTACCTACCCTTTACAAATTAGGTGTAAATGATAGGTCGGGTAATTATGGTACTTTATATTTACAAGCATCAGCTTCTGTCGGTGGTCCAAACTACGTATTTGAAGAGGGTGTACAACCATTTATAAGTGGTTCAAGACTATCTAAACACAATCAAGAATATAGATTTTTCTATAGTAGTTCTGTAAGTGCTTCTAAAAATGATTTTTATTCCTCATCATTTGTAGCTTCAGAACATGATAATAATGTAGATAGTTATTCTAACTTAGCAAATTTATTTTATGAGGGATGTTTACAAACAGCAGAGACAACACCTGATGGTTTTGCACCTGTTGAAACATCCGACGTGAAACAAACAAGACTTGTGGTTCAAGAACCAGGCAGGTCGAGATTAAAAACAGAAAGATAAAAATTGGAAAACTTTATATTTATAGATGAGTATACTTATCGTATTTTCAATAAAGTAAAATCCTTTAGGAGATATTATTATGGGTTATCTTGATAACACAACAACCACTGTCGATGCTATTTTAACTAAAAAAGGTCGAGAGTTATTAGCAAGAGGTGGTGATGAGTTCAAAATTACTAAGTTCGCACTTGGTGACGACGAGGTTGATTACAGCCTTTGGGATGTGACTCATCCAAATGGTACTAATTCATATGGTTCAGCCATTGAGAATTTACCAATGTTAGAGGCTTTTCCTGATGAGAATCAAATTCTTAGATACAAACTTGTAACTTTACCAAAAGGTACAACTAAAATGCCAATACTTCAAGTGGCAGTTCCATCTACAGGATTTACGTTCTCAAGTTCAGGACAGAAAGCATCAGTAGCACCTAACACACAAAATGGTTCAGATAGTCAGCTCGGATACTCAGTTATTCTACATAACTCAGA